CCTATCCTTCAACCCAGACGGATACACAAAGCATCTGCCAGTTGCTCCCTCAAAGATACGACTTGATAAAGCACCATTCCCGAAATCGTCCGAGTAGAGTTCTTTAATCTCTTCACTAGACAGATTCGTGTTGATAATCGTATTCGTCCGATTATCCAGGATCTTGAACAATATCTGATGCGCCCACTCATTCCGCTTCGTGTCGGCCTTTCGACTCTCTTTCCCAAGGTCATCCAAGAAAAGAAAATCAACCTCAGACAATAGCTTGACCATCTTCGCTTCTGAATAGCCATTGTCAAACTCAAAGCTTTCTCGAATCTTGTCAAATAAAGTCACTACTGATACAAAAAGCACGCTTTTAGGTTCATCATAAGACTTAAATTGCTCATTGAGAAATCGAGCCAAGCCATAGGTCAGATGACTCTTACCAACACCAGAAGGACCAGTGATGATGGCATTCCCAACCGTACCTTTGGCATACTCACGTTCCAACCGCTTCACGAAATTCATAGCCTTTTCATCAATATCAACCTGAATCTCATAGTCATGTAGCGACTTGCTTGCCAGCTTACTTGAAACGATGCTATCGCGAGCAAAGACCTCGTAAGTATCCGATAGCTTACTCTTGACCTCAGATTCCATATTCAGTTGCTTTTCAAAGAGACGAATGTTCTCTTTCTCACACTCAGGACATTGACTGATTTCCTCAACCTTACCCTTAACAGGAATCTTAACAGACCAAAGATGGCATCCATGGATTTCACAGACATTATCAAGAACCGTTCTAGTTCTAAATTGTTTAAACTGTTTCATCTAAAACCCTAGCCTTTCGTCTGTTTTCTTTTCACGATTAACAATATTCCCTTGATTCAAATAACCATCGAACTTCGTTCCGAAGAGAGTCTCTGGTCGCAAGTATTTCTCATACTTCGTACCTGACCAATCCTTAACCATATTATCGATCACTTGTTTAAAGTCTTCTAGTCTATATCCTTCAGACCATCTAGCTTTAATTAGAGATTTGTTCTTCTGAACATTATCTCTATATTTCTTTCCAGTCTTTGAATTTAGATAATCGATAATTTCTTTGTAAGGGATATTATCTATACTACCCTGACCTATACTACCCTGACCTATACTATGCGGACATTCGTCCGTCACTTGTCCGTCAACTGCCTGACCTTCTTCAGTAAGCTCTGGAACTGCCTTTCCAGGCTCAACCAATCTACTTCCATCAACTTCTAATCCAAGTTGTTGAATAGCTAAATTCCTATGTATACTAGGCTTGTGTCTATCTGGTCTAATTTTATTTTGTTCGTTGAAATCCGTAATGAAATAGACCATGTCTTGATTAAGTGGTTTTATAAACTGCTTGATAACTAATAGGCCTAAACTGTCCTCACTGGCACCAATCATTCTAACGACTGGAAATGCTTCGACAATTCCGTCATCATCTGAATTGATGACTAAATGAACATACAATGCCTGAGTTTCAAGTGGTAGTCTTAAAAATTTTTGTGTTTGCATTATGGTCTTGCTGACCATTCTTCTTTCTGCCATCTACCCCTCCACACTTGAAAATTTTGTGTATTCTTTGTGAAAATACAACTTCACTGTTCCTAGGCTACCATGCCGATTCTTTTCCAGGATCAGCTCGGTCACATTATTCGCTTCTTGACTGTCTGCATGTTCCTTTTGGTAGTAGGCATCACGATACAAGAAAGCTACAATGTCTGCATCTTGCTCAATCGAACCAGATTCTCGCAAATCTGATAACATTGGACGCTTGTCCTGTCTCTGCTCAACCGACCGACTCAACTGCGATAAGGCTATGACAGGAACCCTCAAATCCTTTGCTAGTATCTTCAATTCCCTTGAAATTTCAGAAACAATCTGCTGACGATTCTCCCTCTTTGAACCAGTAATCAACTGCAAGTAGTCAATGATGATAATGCCCAGACCGCCCATTTCTTGAGAAAGCTTTCGAGCCTTTGACCGTATCTCTGAAATCCGAATCCCAGCCGTATCATCCACGAAAATAGGCACATCATAGAGATTGCTTTGCGCATGTACAAGTCTTTTCCATTCATCTGTACTTAAATTCCCAGTCTTCAAATGATAACCTGGAACCATTCCCTCCGATGCCACCATACGCTCAATCAATTCCTCTGCTCCCATTTCAAGCGAGAAGATGACGGCAGGCTTTCTTTCAACCGTAGCTACATGTTTTGCAATGTTCAATGCTAGCGCCGTCTTGCCCATAGCGGGACGAGCAGCAAGGATGATAAGATTCCCTTCATGAAGGCCTGTTGTAATCTTATCCAATCCGACAAAGCCAGTAGATAGACCAGTCACGAATCCATCTGTCTGTGAGCGAGTCTCGACTATCTGCATATGTGTATCAAGGATATCGGCCACATTACGAAATCCTGTCCCTGTATTTTGATTACTGATATCCAGCATAGACTTTTCAGTTTTAGCAATGATGTCACCAATCGATACATCTCCTCGATATGCGCTAGAAAGAGACTCTGACAAGTCAGCGATTACCTTTCGAAGCATAGCCTTTTCTTTAACCAGTTTGGCATAATGCTCCACATTTTTTGAAGTCGGTGTTGAATTTACCAACTCGACAACATAGTTGATACCTCCAATAGTTGAAATGTCCCCTTGATTAGTAAGCGCAGAGATCATGGTAGTAGCATCGATTGGATCACCTTTTTCAAGTAATGACAACATGGTCTTAAATACAATCTTGTTAGCTGGTTTATAAAAATCATCAGGGACCAATTCGTCTGCTAGAGATGCCATTGTTTTTGGTGAGATAAAGACTGCACCCAGAACCGACTGCTCGGCTACTAAGTCATGAGGTGGTATTCTAAAATCTTCACTCATGCGCTATTCCCCCAATATTTTTCTAAATCCACATTCATCACTACAGCAAGATTCTTTTGCTCAGTTAAGATCTGACGACGATAAGGAGCAAGTCCAGCTTGTCGCTCTTCCTCGCTTCGTGGCAAGTAATAGCCGTTCGGCTTCATCTTCTTAGCTACGATAGGATGACCAAAATTCACACGCAGACTCTCAATGACTTCTTCTAGCCTACGCTTTGAGAGTCCGGTTTCGATACGAATTTCACTTGCTTGAATGGGCAGGTCGAAAGTCGCGCAATTCATGATCATTTTTAACACACGGATTTCCATCTCACTCATTTCACGACTAACACTCATGTCTTTGCCCTCCATTTTCTTGGATTTTGACGGAAATCCAAAGTCATTTCCTGATAAAGCAAACGCCCATTTTCTTCTAAGAGACCTGCATTTTGCTTTCTTAGAAAATCATTATTACCTGCTTCTTCCAGGTAGTCCTGAGCCAGTCTGTCATAATCTTCGATGCATGCTCTAAAAACTTGTGGTACATCCTCAAGCGATGAAGCCAGTCCTGTAGGTGGCTGGGTATCGTAGGTGGATTTCCTATCGCTATTTTTTAAGTTTCTTCGGGCAACTTCTCTAAAATCCTCAGTTTCTTCGATGATGATCACTACATTTTGCTCATCCGATTTTTCATTTTTAGCTGTAAATATCATCAGGATAAAGAACCCGATAAAAATAACTAGTAAGCCAAGCAATTGGCTTGATGCAGTTGGTTCTGTCATTTTGTTCTCCTTACGCTCTTAATTTCCGTACTTGTTTTTCTAATTCCAAAATCTCATAAACATCATTGACATCGTACATAGTATCTTTCCCCTGCTTACGAAATCTTAATCCTTTGCGTTCTAACTGCTTCACATATCTATGCGTAAAGCCGAACTTCTTCATCAAAGCTTGTTGATTGATTGGCATGCGATCATTCTCTAACTGCTCCTTGACCTGTTTTTCAGCAAAGGCCAATAATTGATTCGTGAACAATTCAGCACTCTCACCGTCCAATCGTAATTGTAACGTTATACCTTCCATTTTTTACATCCTCTCAACTATGCGGGCAAGCATTTTTGTGATATAATGGTTTTAATTATTTAAGTATGCGCCTGATTTCCGTCAGGTGCTTTTTTGTTATTCTCCTAGATGATTAGGTGTTTTTTGTTGCATAGCACGCTTTCTGATAGCTTTTCCCAAACAATCAGCTAAGTGAAGCATATTCGGGACCTTGCTTCCTTTGATGCTACTAATAGCTCCTAAAGCTTCATAGTAGGTCTCTGTGTGTTCCAAAATATCATCAACCATATTTTCAAAATGTTTCTCAATAATTTCTTTGATGAGATCATTATTTTGTTTCTTTTCGTTCATAGTACTCCTTTCTTTAAATTATTGAGTTTCTTGATTACTCCTGAGCCTTCTTCAAAATCATTTCGTAAATCTGTTTTTGTTTTTCAATGAGCTCTGGATGTTCAGTTAAAAATTTAGCGATTGATAAAGCATGGTAAAAGTACAAAATGAATTTTATTTTTTGGTCTTTGGTTAAGCCTTTTACTAGCGAACCAAAAGTGTTGTCTATATTAGATAGTATTTCTTCATCCATAACGACGTTTGCTGATAATAAATCAATGCTCATATCCCTACTCTCCTAAATCAACCCAGCTTTCATCGATGCCCAGGACATCACACACTCGGTTTTTTAATCTGTCGCTACCTTTACCATATTTCAGTAATTCTGAAATGGTCGGTTTCTTTACTCCACAAGCTCGGGCAAGATGTGTTTGTGTCATTCCTTCTGAATTCAATTTGTCTTTAACAATCTGAATCCATTTTTGATGTTGTTGGCTCATTTCTGACCTCCTTTTTTTAAAAAATATCTAAAAAGTTAGCGAATTTCTTGACATTGATAAATAAATTTATTAAAATCAAAGCATAGAGAAAAGACCTACTAAAAAGTAAGGTTTACCTATTCAAAACGGACGCCAATCAGTTTCTTAGGTTTTTATTTTTTTAGTTGTCTATTTCGCTAACTATTTAGCTTACAAAATATATTGTAGTAAATTTATTAAACTTTGTCAACAGTTTTGTAGTAAATTTATTAAATATTTTTTGTCATGCCTTAGAAAGGTTGATGTATCAATGTTTTTCACATTTGAAAAAATAAAAGAATTGGCTGACAAACAAGGTATTTCATTAAATAAACTTGAAGAAAAATTAGGCTTTAGTAGAAATACAATTTACAACATGAAGAAATCAACACCAAATGTTGAACGAGTTTCAATGATTGCTGACTACTTCAACGTATCGACTGATTATCTTCTAGGTCGTACTGACAATCCTAATGTTGCGAGTGAAATTTTCACTACTTCTGACGGTCGTACCGTTGACTTGTCCAATCTTCGTGAACGTGTAGTCTTATTCGATGGCAAACCTTTGTCAGATGAAGACGTTGACAAGATCGCGCAAATTATTAAGCTTTCTTTGGGGGTGTCTGACATTGAAAGTAAGTGAGTTGCTGGATGAATATCAGGTCACGCTTTATTTATTTCCAGAAACAATGTGGGAACGTAGGGGGTTTTACTTCCCCGATGAGCGCATTATTTATGTGAATGGTAATCTTAGTCAGGAAGAACGAGAAGAGGTTATCCTTCACGAACTGGGGCACATAAACCATAACCCAGCGCATTATAAAAGACTGCTCTATAAATACGAAAATGAAGCTGACCGCTTCATGGTTCGTCATCTCATATCTGAAGAACTGTCTCAGTGTGAGCCTTCAGATTTCAATTGGTTAAGATTTGCTGAAAGGCATAAAATTGCGACAACCTGGGGTGAACAGATGATTCAAGAAGAATTTTATAGATTGACAGGTAGTTAATAAATTTTACAAAAAGAAAGGTAAATAGAAATGGCATTATTTGGGAAAAAACAAAACGATGTTCAAGAAGTTGAACTTTTTACAGAAGAACCGAATGAAAGAGTTTTTGAGTTCAAAAAATCAAAAACAGTAGTAAGAGTTGATGACTACTTCATCAGAATTGCCAGAAAATCAAATGTTTCGAATGTTTTACTGCATGGATTAGATGGTGAAAAATCAATTTTGTTATCAGAAATCACTGCTTATCAGTTAAAAGAGCCTGGTGCGACTGTTGGGTATCTTCAGCTTGTTTACCCTGGTTCGTCTGATGTAAAAGGTGGTGTTTTCGATGCAGTAAAAGATGAAAATACTGTGACATTCCTTAAAGAAGATAAAGAGTCCATCCTAGAGTTAAAAAAAGCAATTGAGGAAGCTTTGAAAAATAAAGTTAGAAAATAACAAAAAGCCCCACACTCTCCGACGGCAATCTTTGAGTGTGAGGTTTCAACCTTCCATGTGACAAGCAATGGAA